CGGAACAGATCCATTTGCTGTTCTTTCTCCCGCGCTTGTCCTCGGATTCGCGGCGGTAGTAGGGCTGCCCGCACTCTGTACACCACAGCTTTCCCGTCAGGAGATTGGCGTGATTGCAGACGCCCTGCCGAGCCTTCACGTCCTCGCTGCGCTTTTTCAGCACGGCGTTCGCTGCATCCCAGATTTCCTCAGACACGATCGCCGGTACGATCTCACCCGTCTCGTCCTTGAACATCACCCATTCCTCCGGCGGGAGGAACTTCTGCTTTTTCGTGAACATATCCACGACCTTGACCTTGTTGCCGACATAATAGCCCTTGTATTTGGGATTTGAAATGATGTTGGACATGGTGGTGTGCGCGATTTTCTTGCCGTTGTGGTTGCGATAGCCTTTTTCCCAGAACAGCGTTTCCAGCTGCTTCATGGAGTATTCGCCGGTCGCGTAGAGTTCAAACAGTTCCCGCACCATCGGCGCTTCTGTTTCGTCAATGACCAGTTTTCCGTCCGCTTTTGTGTAGCCGAAGATGCGGCTGTTGCCGAGTACGACACTCGATTTAATCGCCTGCTGATGGCCGAATTTCACACGCGAGGACAGCTTGCGCAGCTCGTCCTGCGCGATAGATGACATGATGGACAAGCGCAGTTCGGCATCCTCATCGAACGTGCTGATGTTGTCATTCTGAAAAAATACGCCCACGCCGCAGCTTAGCAGCTGGCGCGTGTACCGAATGGAATCAAGCGTGTTTCGGGCAAAGCGGGAGATTTCTTTGGTGATAATCAGATCGAATTGACCTTCAGCGGCATCCTCGATCATGCGGTTAAAGTTCTCACGCTTCTTCGTAGAGATACCGGACAAGCCCTCGTCAATGTACCCCGGCACGAATGTCCACGGGAGATTCCTTCGGATCAGATCCTCATAGTAGGAAACCTGATTGCCCAGTGAGTTCAGCTGCTCGTCACTCTCAGACGACACACGCGCATAGTAGGTCACGCGCAGCGGCAAATCGTAAATGGACTTTGTTCTTAACTCCATTCTGATCGTATGTATGTCCATTTGGTGCGCTCCTTCGTTTTTCGTTTTATCATGTTTTTTCTACCATATCACACCTGTGTGAAACAAGCAAGTGTGAGTTTCTGACAGGAGCATCACGTCAGGACGCTCCTGTCAACTCCATTGGAGGCGGACGGCGCCAATGCGCTGATTTTGTTTTTCATGCGGTTGCGTTCCGTCTCCGTAATCAGTCCGGCTTCAAACAGAACCTGATTGTAGTAGCTCAGCCAGAGCTGTTCGGCAAGCTCTTTCTTTGCCTGCTCCGGCGCCGGTTTCCTCTGGGTGCTGATGCTGTCCACCTCCTTTTTTGTTGTAAGCAGCCATGAGCAAAACTCCAAAAGAGTAGTGATTGCAATGGTTCCCGGCCATGGCTGAAACCGAAAATCACTCATATGATATAGAAAGCGGAGCCCCTTTTTGGTAAAATTGACTTGAGAGAAAACCAACCAGAAAGGGGCTGGCCGCTATCTACCGACAGGAAATCATTCAGGATGTGACGCTGTTCACATCCCAAAGCGTCGCTGCATTCTACGACAAGCTTTTCAGCAGCTTGGACTTCACGCTGCCCAGGGCGGCAACCGGGCGGCGGGGCTTCCCCAAAGAAGCCATGGTCTGTGCTTTTATCGTTATGAAATGCGAGGGCTTCTCACAAATCACAGATTTGGCGGATTATCTGGACAACAATCGCCTCATTGCCCACTACTGCGGGTTCAATATCATGAAGCCGCTGCCGTCCTACTGGACGTATGACCGCTGCCTGCGGCAGTTGGATAACACTGGGTTAAAGTCTGTTATGGCGGATCTGGTGCGGAAGCTGTATGAATTGGGGATTGTGGACACCTCATTTATTGGTCTGGACTCCACACCCGTCATGGCAAACACGAAGCAGAACAATCCAAAATCCTTTGCAAAGAACAAGTTCTCCAAGGAAAACCATCCCAAAAGCGACCCGGACTGCGCCTTGGGTGTCCACTCGGCCTCCAACCAGCACAATGAGCGGCGATATGAGTTCTACTGGGGGTACAAAAGCCATGTGCTGGTGGACTGCATCTCCGGCCTGCCGCTCTACGAGCTGACCACGCCGGGCAATATCGCCGATTCCACCGTCGCCGCTGAGATCCTCGCGGCCGCGGATCAGACGATTTCTTTGAAAGAATGCGCCTTCCTTGCCGACAAGGGCTACGATGCGAAAAGCATCTACAATACGGTAAAAACGGTCTATGAGGGCGAGGCCTTTATCCCCCTCAATCCACGCAGTACGAAAGCCTCTAAAACGCTTCCTGCCGGTAATCCAATCTGCGCGGCCGGGCTGGCTATGCACAAGGACGGCAAAACTACCGACAATGGGCGTACCCGGCAGAAATACTGCTGCCCGTTCCGCCAGTCCAAGACCGGTGTTTGCCCTTGTAACCACAAAAACTGGAAAAACGGCAAGAAAAACCGAGGCTGCACGAAATATAAAACCGTTCCCGATGACTACAGACTTTCCATTGACCGTAGCTGCCTCTGTTTCAAGAGAACATACGCCTTGCGTACAGAGTGCGAGCGTTACAATTCTCGCTTCAAATCCACAGGTCAGGAACGGCTGTGGGTGCGCAATGGAACCAGCGCGGCAAACCTCAATACGCTGGCTCATATCTCTGCCCTGACTGTTGCGTTGGCCGCCGTTCTGCACGGCTCTCACTCCTACCGTTCTGCCAAACAGCTTCGGCGTTCCGCCTGATCTGCCTTTTCCATACCTTTTTCAAGTGCGGGGCTTACCGCGCTATGGTTTTTGCGCCCTTGAGATGCCCGAAACTCTTTTGATTCCCATTTACCGTGTTTGCGGGCTGCTCCTGCCGCCGGTTTTGCTCATCTCTAATATATTATTTTGGGAGGTGATCACAATGGAAACAGCGAAAATCTTTGAGAATGTGTAACGTAACGAGATCAGTGTCAAAAATGACGGAGATCGAGAGACGGGGCGGGAAAAGGTGGGATAAACCGAAAAAGGCAGAGAAATCAAGGGATTGCGGGGGCGGTAAGTTCTGAAAACCGCCGAAAATTTGAGCCGACGCCACGACGGCGACGCGCACGTTCCGTGTCAATCACGACGGCCGCGCGACGCTGATCGGGCGCCTTTTTTCGTCGTCGGCGCGTTTCTAACGCTTCGGGGCGTTCGCGTTTAACGCTGGGCGTTCGAGCGTTCGGACACGCGTTAGAAAACGGCGAAAGCATTGAAAACACGGGGCTTTTCCGCGTTCGGGCCGCCGAGCGGGAGAGCTGCCGGACGCCGCCGCGCGCCGCCACTGCCGAACGCGGGATTGCGGCGATTGCGGCGAGGATTGCGGCGGACACAAAAAACGCCCGAAAACCCGCATGAATACAGGCTTTTCGGGCAAATACAGAACAAACAAGGCAGACAGCCTGCACGCGTCACCGCGTCGGCCGCCTGCCTTTTGCTATGTATAAGTATGCAATATATACAGATAATATGCAATTATCGCCGCGGCCCCGGCTAGGAGACCAGGAACGTCACTTTGCCGCGCGCAACTGTTCGCCAGTGAGGGCATCGGAAGCCATAGTCATGGCTTCCGCACGGCGATATATATCGCCGAGAATGATCGCTTTGCCAGCTTCATCCAGGCCGTCCCATAGGCAGCCCACTTTGAGGGCGTCGTCGCTGATCCCACGGATCGCGTCGGCGTCCTTTTCTGCTGCCTGGCCTTCGCCGGTTAGAATGTATTCCATTGACACGTTGAACAGCTTCGCAACCTTGTATAGCTTGTCAGCTGATGGTGCTGCTTTATTCCAGTTGCGAATACTGCCCTGCCCGAAGCCGAGTTCCCGCTCTACGCTTGCGATAGTATGGCCGTTCTTCTCTGCGAGGGAACGAACACGTTCAACGATACCCATAGAATCCACTCCAATTAAATTGACCAAAATCCATTTTACATCTTGACTAATGGAACGTATTCCATTATACTGTGAGCGTGGCAAGCAAACACGACAGCCACGGACCGCGAAACAGTATAGCAAAACAACGCCATAAAAACAAGACATTTTTGCACGACACGAAAGGAGAACGAAAGCATGACACGCACCATCGGCGAAGCCATTGAGGGACGGCTTCACGAAATGAGAATCCAGCAGAAGGAGCTGGCGACCGTCATTGACGTGCCGGTCTCCACGCTCAACAGCTGGCTGCGGCTGGGGCGCGACATCCCCGCGCAGTACATCTTAAAGATCGCGCACGTCCTGCGCTGCACCCCGACCTATCTGCTGTCGGGCGGCGAGGAAGATCACGAGCCACTGGCCAGAAGCGACGCCATCGAAGACCTGATCCGCGCGACTGTGGCCGAGGTGCTGCGGCAGCAGGAAGCGCAGAAGCGGCGCGGCGATACCGAGTCACAGGCGCGCGTCGCCGCGCACATCGAACGGCAGCGCAAGCAGCTGGAGCAGATCAGAGCGGAGCAGGCCGCCGAGCACGACGACCCGATCCGCGCGATGTTCCGCCGCATGGGCGAAGAACTGGAACGGAAGACAAACGACACCGAGCAGCGCGTCATCGTTACAGTCCGACGCGTTCGGCAAATCTGACAAGCATTTCTTCACAGACAACCTTTGACACGGCGAGAACCGTGTGCAGTTGTTCTTCGCTAAGCGCAAAGTGATCCGGAGACGTCACAAATTCATTGATAATAATCTGCGCCGCGTCGTCCCCGGCTTCTGTCAATTCTTTGCGCAATAGCGTGTAACTCATCTGATCCATAAATTCACCCCCTATGGGGATTGTAACACAAACAGGACAAGGAGGCAAGGACATGAGACGGATCAAGACCTACAAGAAGTGGAGCATCTGGCGGCTGACGGCGGCGGAGGCCAACGACGTGGGCGGGCGCTTCGCGGCGTTTCTGCCGGAGACGGACCCAGGCGCGATGGACGAGCCGGAGTGGGCCGCGGACAGCGTGCAGGAGCTGATCGACTTCATCGACAGCTACGAGAAGTGAACGCGGACGGATGGTACAGGCCCCCAGGCTACGGCGGCTGCCGGAACTGCATGTTCCGCGGCGAGGGGCTGCCGATGTGCCGGAGGGCCGCAGAGGCAAAGGCCAGCATCCCGGTCTGCCCGTTCTGGCAGAGGCGGGAGCAGGAGAAAGGAGACGAAGATGGTAAACCGCAGGAAGGTATTTGTGCAGCAGTTCTCTGATCTGCTTCGCAGCGGACGGCGCACGGGCGTCGAGCGGCTGGAGCTGTCGGACAACGGCAATCTGGTGACGATCTGCTTCGAGGGCGGCGGCCGCCGCGAGGTCAACGTAGAAGGCGACAGCGAGGCGGCGCTGATCCTGGACGTGATCCGCCGCGTGCTGTACTAAGCCCACGCAGGGCAAGGCCCAGTCCCGTGAAAGCCGGGACCGCCCCTTCGGGGGCGCGGCGCTCATGCCTGCTGAGAGGAGGACACATTATGGAGAAGTACAAACCGGAGCCGGGCTACCGCGAGCCATACACCGAATACGGCATGGAGATCGTCATGTTCTGCGCGAAGCACTGCCTGACCAAGAAGGCGCTGGCCGCAGAGGCGGGCATCCCCTATGACAGCCTGCTGGCAACGATCAAGGGCCGCCGCAGCGGCCACAACGTCAAGGCCGCCGTGGCCCCTGTCATGGCGCGCTACGAAGCGGCTGCGAAGAAGCAGCGGAGGAAAGGCAGGGGTGCGTAAATGCAGAGCTACATCAGCACCAGCACCGCAGCCCTGCTGACCGGCGAGAACGACCGCCGAATCCGCGAGAAGATCACGGACGGCACCTACGAGACCCGCAAACAGTCCGGCGGCCGCGGCGGCAACGGCGGCGAAAGCTACCAGATCGCCGTCAGCAGCCTGCCGCAGGAGGCGCAGATCCTTTACTACGCACAATGCGACAACGCCGCTGGCGGCGAAGACTGTGATCTGGCCGCCTACCACGCCCGCTTCGGCGAGAAGGGCATCCAGGAGCTGCTGGGCAAGCAGCGCGCCGTCCGGCAGGGCCGCGCGATCCGCGCGATGAATCCGGCAGACGTGGTCGAGCAGCTGACGGCGCTGGCCGAGGACCACGGCACGAGCCTGCGGACGCTCTACCGCTGGATGGACGCCTACGAGGAAAAGGGGCTGCCGGGCATTATGCGCGCGGTGAGCCGCAAGGACAAGGGCACGCGGCCGAGCATCTGCGCGGCTGCCTATCAATACGCATACGGCCTGTACGCCGACAAGGTGAAGCGGACGCAGGCCACGATCTACAACAAGCTGGTGGACAAGGCCGCCGTGCTGGGGCCGGACGCCTGCCAGAAGTGCATCTTCTGCGAGGGCACCGAGGCCCGCGCCCGTCTGATGGAAACGGGCGAGATCAATCACTACCCGCCCTGCGCGGAGCCGGTGAAGGCGGGGATGCGGGTGCCGGAGTGCAGGCAGACGCTGTCGCGGATGCTGGCGGCGATCCCGTCCGATGAAGTGACGCTGGCCCGCCGCGGCGTGAAAGCCTGGAAGGACGACCACATGTTCATGGCGGTGCGTGAGAAGCCGCAGACCGTGAACGAGGTCTGGTTCGGCGACCACCACCAGTTTGACTGTTTCGTGCTGGACGAGACCGGCAAGCCGGTGCGCCCATGGCTGACGGCCTGGTACGACGCCGCGACCGGCTGCCTGGTGGGCTGGGTGCTTTGCACCAACCCGAACACGGAGACGATCACCGAGGCGTTCATCCGCGGCGTGGCCCACACGGAACACAGCCCGTTCTACGGCCTGCCCGCCCACCTCTACATAGACAACGGCAAGGACTACCGCAGCAAGACCTTCGAGACCGGCCTGATGGGCGAACACGACCTGGGCTATCTGAACTGCAACATCGCCAGCAATAGCGTGATCCAGCTGTTCAACGTGACGATCCACCACGCGCAGCCCTATCACGGCTGGGCCAAGACCGTGGAGCGATTCTTCGGCACGCTGGAGGACATCTACATCCGCGACGCGCCCGGCTGGTGCGGCGGCAGCCCGAAGGAACGGCCGGAGGACTTCTCCCGCGAGCTGCGGCGGCAGCTGGAGCATGGGCAGCTGTGGACGATGGACCAGTTCTACGAATGGCTTCGGGACGACGTCTTCCCCGCCTACCACCACCGGCCCCACGAAGGCCACGGCGGGCGCAAGCCTATCGACCTTTACAACACCCTGCCCCGCGCCCGCATGGAGCAGCCCAGCTGGCAGATGCTGTGCGTAGCCCGCGACGATATGGCCGAGCGCAAGATCACGCAGCGCGGCATCAAGTTCAAGAACAAGCTCTACTGGTCCGACGAAATGATCGGGCTGGCGGGCACGGACGCCGTGATCCGCTACAGCCGCAGCGATCTGTCCAGCGTGTCGGTGATGGTGGGCAGCAAGTTCCTGTGCGAAGCCGGTCTGCACGAGACCTTCTCGCTGGTGGGCGAGGACGAGGAACGCGTGGCCGCACACGTCGGCAGACAGAAGAAGCAGCTGCGCGAGACCCGATTCCGCATCGCCGTCGCCAGCCGCAGCGCGTTCGCCGACGATGTGGACGTCAAGAAGAACACCGGAACGATCACGGCCATCGAATACGAGAAGGCCGCCAGAGCCAGAGAGAAGCTGCGCAGCAAGCCGCCGCGCAAGCCGCGCGACGACAACAGCGGCGACGTGGTGCGCTCCATGTTCGAGGCGATGGGCGAGGAACTGCTGCGCAGCGCACGATAACGCGCGACATCTGTGACAAAAGCGAAAGGAGCGGACCCATGAACGAACGCGAAAACGA